AGGACTTGACGCCCATCTCTTCGAGCTGCTTTTCTGTCTTTTCCGCTGAAATGCCTTTGAGGTAGTTATCGTAAATAAGCCTTACAATTTTGGCTTCCTCTTCAACAATGACAAACTCTTTGCCTGTCCAGCGGTAGCCGTAAATATGAAAGGAATTCCCGATGCCTTTTTGAAAGTTCTTGCGAATGCCCCATTTCACATTTTCGGAAATGGATCTGCTTTCCTCTTGGGCAAAGGAAGCAAGAAGCGAAAGCATCAGCTCACCGTCTTCAGATAAGGTATGAATCTTTTCTTTTTGAAAACGCACTTCAATGCCTAAATCCTTCAGCTCCCTTACTGTTTCCAAAAGGTCGACCGTATTTCTTGCAAAGCGGGATATGGACTTTGTAAGGATGATGTCGATTTTCCCGTCCCGTGCATCACTTAGCATTCTTTGAAATTCCGGTCTGTCTGTTGTTAACCCTGAGACGGCTTTGTCGGCATAGACTCCGGCATACTCCCAGTCGGCATTTCCTTGAATGAACTTGCTGTAATAGCTGATTTGAGCAGAGAGCGAATGGGGCGTTCTGCCTTTCTCGATAGATATCCGAGCATAGGCAGCCACCTTTCTTTTCCTTGGCGGCTCCATTTTCACGGCGTTCACTTTTTGTATTATTTTCGTCATGAACTATCACCTCCACCCATATACATCACTCTAAAGAGGATAAATAGCAAGTAATAAATGGCCGATTATGGGCTGATATAAGTCTTCAAAATGGTGCATTAAATTCCGGCTTTCTTCGGCTGTCAGAAGCCCTTTTTCATACAGGTTTTCCACCAGCAGGAAGGCTTCTTGATATCTTGCTTCTCTTTCAAATTGCTCCTTTGTCATGAAAGACCACCTCCGAAGCGGTCAGCGATATAACATTCATGGGAGCAGTACTTTCTATTCTTGTTTCCGTATGAATAAAAGGCTTTATGGCAATAAGCACAGATCAGCTCGTAGTAGGCTTTACGCTTTACCTTATCCGGATGTTCTTTCCACCAGGAGAGCCTGCATTCATCGGAACAAAAGCTTTTCTGCTTTGCTCCTTCGGTCTGCGTGAGCTTCTTTCCGCACTTTTTGCAAAAGAGAACTTCAATAGCATCTGTGCCGCTTCGGTTTCCCGTCAGCCCGTTTCGTCTGCAGTGAGACTTCACGGTGTTGACAGAAAGCCCCAGTTTTTGAGCGATAGCCTTGTAGCCTGCACCTTTGTTTCTTAATTTTTCGATAGCTTTTCTCTGGAGGTCATTCATAGAAGACCTCCGCTTTTTCTTTCAACCACTCGGCCGCACAGGATTTGCAATAGACACAGGTTGTATGAAGATCGGTATCTTCCTCTTTCAAAACGTCACTCAGGTTCACCCGGATTTCTTTTCCGCATTTAGGGCAAATGGAATAGACGTTTTTATCCGATAAGCGGGTGATAACCTTGCTGTTTTCTGAAAGCGTCAATTTGGTATAAAACATGATCTGTCCTCCGTTTTTTTGTGATAGGGAAAACTCCCTTCACTTCCCCCTTGGACAGATCAGGCGTTTTTGGGCAATTAATCTTTCTGATAAAACGAACAAGTAAATCCGTCCGCGTCAAGTTTTAGACCTTTAGCCCATTTTGGTGTCCTGCTCATCTGGTCGCACACAGCCTGTACCGACATGCGGGGATCAGCTTCGATCACGATCTCATCGTGGACATGCATGACAATGTCTGAATATTTAAAGGTCATAAGGGCACTGCATAGGATGTCTCTGGAAATAGCCTGCACGATGTTTTCGACAAGCTTTGCTCCGTAGGTTTCAATTCGCTCCCAGCGCTTTCCCGTGCCTACCCCTTCATAGGTGATGGACTCACCGCCGAAGCGGTTTTCTTCAATGCGGGGTTTTGCATAGAATAGCTCTCGGCTGGACGGAAGGGTGATGATGAGCATGCCGGACTCATAGTTAAAACGGATATTTTTGACTTCCTTTTTCTTGGAACGCTCTCTGACAGTAGCTATAGCCGCCCGGTCAATGTCCTGCCAGAGCATGACAATATTAGGGTTCGTCGCACGCCAGGCACTTACCAAGTTCGGCAGTTCCTCTTCCAAAAGCCCCATCTCAAGGGCACCCATTGCTTTCAAGGCTCCAACCGAGCCGCCGTAGCCACAGGCGAGTTCCGCTATCTTTCCTTTTTGCCTGAGATGTGCATTCACACCGTGCTTTTCTACGGGAACACCGAACATCTCACTTGCCGACCTGCAGTAGATATCACCACCTTCAGAGAAAAGTGCCATCCGCCATGTTTCTTCCGCCAGCCAGGCTAAAACTCTTGCTTCAATGGCCGAGTAGTCAGCGACAAGAAAGATGCGTCCTTTTTTTGGAATAAAGGCGGTGCGGATAAGTTCCGATAAGACTTGCGGAATAGAATCAAAGAGCAGACTTAAGGATTTAAGGTCACCATCTTTGACCAGCTTTCTTGCTAGCTCCAAATCCTCCATCTTGTTTCTTGGGAGATTTTGAACTTGAATGAGCCTTCCTGAAAAGCGACCGGTGCGGTTGGCTCCATAGAACTGCAAGAGTCCTCTGGCGCGACCGTCACGACAGATGCAGTCTCTCATCGTTTCGTATTTCTTAACGCTGGACTTGGCAAGTTCCTGCCTGGTTTCAAGAACCTCTTTGACATCGCCTGAAGCATCTTTAAGGAGTTCTTTTACTGCCTTTCTATCAAGAGATTCAGTTGCGATTCCCTTTGAAAAAAGCCACCCTTTCAGCTGCAGGACAGAATTGGGATTTTCAAGCCCGGTGATTCTTCTCAGTTTTGCCATGCTTTCTTCACGGACGGCTTCATTCATCCGGATGGCATTTTTAGCGAGGTCTTTATCCAGCAAAATGCCGAGGTCATTTATTTCCTGATCTCTGTGATAAATCTCCCATTCCTTATCCGGCATAGAAAAACGGGAAAGCTTGTCATGAATGAGAAGTTCCGTTTCCACATCTCGCTTGTTGTAGGATTTGTAAAGTGCCCATTTTTCCGGATCGTGTGAGGGCAGATTTTTTGTTCTGCCGCCATTTGTTCGAGTCGCTTTACAGGGAAGAGAAAAATAGCGGATGAGATCTTTGCCGGTCTTTAGTTTTTGTTTATCCAGCCCTAAAACCTCACCGACCCCTTCCAAAGATAAGGGAAGTCCCAGATAGGCAGACCAGGCCATATCGCAGTACCAGGACTTTGGATCAAGGTAAAGCAGGTACTCAGGATCGTGTCCAAAGGGTAGCGGCTTTTCTAAGACATAACCCTCTCTTTTCAGCCATTCCGAGATACAAACCCGCTCAAACTGAGCGTTAAAAGCCCACTTGATGACATCATCTGAAAGAAAGGCATGAATGAGTTTTTCCGGCATCTTTTCACCCTGAGCGAGGTCAATCGTCTTTATCTCTCCTCCGTCGATTGCATAAGAAAGAAGCAGAATTTCAAAGTCCGGCTCCTCGACATAGCGATAAACTCCTGTTTTTCTTAAATCGGCAGAGGAAAAAGTTTCAATGTCTAAGCATATTGTTTTCATTTACTTCCTCCATAGAGAGAAAGGGCGGAGCCTTTGACCCCGCCCTCCCGTCATCAGTTTTTCTTTTGCCTTTTTGCCTGTCTCCATACGGCTTTACAGAATCTGTAGACAAGGTAGAAAGGTAAGAAGGCTAGTGTTCCGGCCAGAAGCGTTGCTGTGAAAAGCTGATAGAGCTGAGAAAAGTATTCACAAAACATGAGATTTCCTCCTTAGCTCAAGAAGTCATCTTCTTCAGCAAAATCAGCAAAGTCATCTTCTGCGCTGGTGCGGCTTCCCAAGGGTTCTCCGTCACGGATTTTCTGCAGGTTATTTAAGCCACAGGCGATTCCTCGATTGCCGTTGGAGTTGAATGCGTAGAAGTTAATGGACGCTCTGCCGTAGACTCCGCTGTAGACTTCAGAGCGGGTCAGGATCGGCTGCACATTGGCATCGACGATACCCGGCTGAGTGGTTGAGTTGGCGTTGAGAAAATAGCTGTTTGCATAGGCTTCGTCATCCGGACGCTCCGTATCACCGTCACGAAGCGGTGTTTTGATGGACTCAAGCGGCGGAACAGAGCGGCTATTGCCTTTCAGCTTCGCTTCGCCTTCTTTGTAGGCAGCTTGAATCGCTTTCTTGATGGCTTCAATGGTTTTCTTGTCGCTTTTTGGAATGATGAGAGATACCGAGAACTTCGGCACTCCGCCATTAATGGATTTTGGCTCCCACACATTGGCGTAGGACCAGCGAGTGTCTTTACCTGTAATTACTTTCATTGGATTCTTAGTCATGGATCGTTTCCTCCTTAAAATCATCAAATATGTTTGTCATTTCCGGTCTTTTATCGCTTTCCGGTACAAGCGTCGGTTTGCCTTGGGGCTTAATCACGAGATCTCCTAAGAGATCGCTGAACTGTTTCCTGCCGAGAAGCTGAGTCATGGCAGTGATGCCTAAGACCTTCTTTTCATAAGGGTCAAAGCCTGCCTGCTTAACCGTCTCGGCGACTTTTGCTTCATCGCTGTACTTGCGGTTTGACCTGCCTTCAACGAGTTTGAATCCCGCCCATTTCTTGCCGGATTTGGCAGCTGTCAAGGCGTAGTCCTTGATGTCCTTGGCCCATGCGGAAAGCTCGTCAAGTTTTCCTAGGACAGATTCGATTTCCTCATCTGTTAGAAGCGGTGGCCTGGCAAAGTCATACTTAGCCAGTTCAAGATTGGCACTTGCTCGTTCTGCACAGGTCGCTTTTACCTTGCAGAACTGACACCAGCTTCCGGCAGCAAAGTCGCCCTTGCCCTCAAAGGCCAGTGCGGCGATGGGCTTTACAGTTTCTTTGGCCCAGCCGTAGAGTTCTTCTTTTGGCAAGGTAAAGCTTGAGATATTGTCTCTTCTCGGCTGAAAAATGGTCATTTTGACTTCATCAAAATCGTAGATGCTGTCAAAGAGAAGGCTTGCCGCCAGGCCGTAGAGCATAAGCTGGGGATTTCGTTCCGCTTCGACCAGCACCCCTGTTCCGTACTTAAAATCCCAGAGATAGAGCGTATCGTCAGCGATGATGATGCAGTCCGCTGTGCCAAAGCCCTTCGGTACGATGTCGGAGAAGTCGAGCCTTTGCTCAATCAGGACAATCGGATCGGTGGTGGTTTGCTTTATCCCTTCAAGGCTCTCCATGATATGGTCGGCATAGAAGGCTGCCGCATCGTCCATCTCTTTTGAGTAGTAGGAGAGGTTTTCCGTCGGGTCATTCGCTTTCATGCCGAGGGCTGATTTCAGCTTGTATTCCGCAAGCTCGTGTGCCGCTGAACCTTCTAAGGCATAGGGCGATGCTTCATCTCTGACCTTTGCGTTCAGCCTTGCTGAGGGCGGGCAGTGAAGCCACCTGTAGGAAGAAGAAGCGGATAACATGGCGTGTGCTGTCATTTCTTTAATCCCTCCACTTCCTTTAGCAAGGCTTCGTAGTGCATGGGTTCTACCGCTGAGAGTTTCTCCGCACCGTACTTTTCAATCAGTGCCTTAATCTCCTTGGTGAAACCTGCTTGCGACTTTTTGGCGAGAACGGCTCTGATATCGGACAGACTGAGTTCGGGTTTTGCAGGCTTCTCCGGAGCCACAGGCTTGTCGCTTTCGAGTGCCGATGCCAATGTGCCAAGGCTGTCCGCCAAAGCGTGCATATCATCAACAATGTCTTTTAGTAATTTGATTCTGCTCATGAGACACCTCCTTCGAGAAGAAGACGGAATGTCTCACGTCCCTTGGGCGTAATCAGTGTCTGATAGCCTTTCCAGTCGGTTTTCTCGTTGAAACATTCCTTGATTTCAAAAAGACCGTCATTTTTCTCGGCGTAAGGAAAGAGCGTGCCTTTCGCATCCCTGTAGATGTAGCCGTGGCTCAGGAGATAGTCGATAAACTCCTTTTGCTTAACACCGAGCGCCTTTGCCGTATTGCGGAAATTAGAGAGTAGGTTTCTGTCCACCAGCTCATCAAAGTAGTCCGCCTTAGGCTGCATGACCGTGTTTTGAACGGTAAGTTCCGAATTTTGGATGGAAAGGACATCACGTTCTTCTCTTGCTTTTTTGAGTTCCGTTGCCAGCTGAATTAAGGTGTCCGGATTAAGAAGTACTTCTTCTAGCTTCGCAGGAGTCAAGTAGGCTCCGTGTTTTCGAATGTCCGGCAACACCTCATGCGTGATCCAGCGTTTGAAGGTTTTCGCTTCAGGTTTTCGGCTGGCTAGAATCAGGTTATATAAGCCGTACTCATTGATGCAGTTGGTCATTCCCTGACGACCTAGATTGAATCTAGACCGTTCGTCATCATCCAGGCGCTTAACAGCGTCAGTTGTGTTTTTGATATCCAGTGCATCGCAAATATCCGTTGCGACAAACCAGATGTCTCCGTCTTTTGTCAGTGTTCGGATTTTTCCGAACTGTTCGTGTTCATAGATTTGCATTGGCTCCATACTTGGCCTCCTTTCTCTTACTCATGAGTTCTTGTGCTAATCTTTTTGACATGATGCTGATGGTGATAAGTAGTCCGATCAGCTGTTTGTCATCCGGATCTCTTGCTCGTTTCATTGGCGTTCCTCCTATCCGAAGGGCAGGTATCGTTTGTCCCTTCACCCTCCCCTTGGACAAGAGGAGGGATTTTGGGCAAACGAAATTGAAAAAAGTTTTTGATGGTCTAAAACCAGTCGCTTAATTTCTCAAGCAGGGTTTTGAAAATGACCGATTTTCTGTAGTTCACGGTTTTTCTTGGACAGTCGATTTTAGATGCGATAGCTCGTTCGCTAAGACCGTCCATGAAGAGACGGGCTATTTCCCGGTCACGGGGAGACAAGCTTTGAATTGCAGCGTGGATAGCTTCTTTGAATGCCTTTTCTTCCAGCTCTTCAGATAAATCTGATTCATCTGCGATTAAGTCGATAAGCGTGCTCATATCCTTGTTTTCATCTGCAACTAGCACATCCAGTGAAAGGAATTCTCCTTTTTTGTGATAAGGGCAGACATCACAGTCAGCCGCACACTTCCAAAAGAGGTGTTTGGGGCAAAAGCATCGACATGCCCTCTGTTCCTGCTTTCGGATTCGATTGATGCTTTGATTTAGTTCCTGATAGATTTCTTCACTGACCGGGATAAGGTCGACGCTATAGGGGTCGTCCGGTCTTCTTAACGGGTAGTAGCGTTGTTTCTTGGATTGACTTTGTTTGTCTAAATTTTTCATCTTTTGTCCTTTCCGCCGTCCGGAGGAAAGGGCAAAGGAATATAGAAAAGGTCCCGTGCGATTCAGTACACGAGACCTTTAGAGCCGAAAAATGGGCACAGAAAAGAAAGGTACTGAAATCGCCATGACTGCTTGGTGCAGTGTTTTGACGTTTTCTGTATCCTATGCCTTTCCGTGCACAGATCGGCTTTAGATAATTTTTGGGTGGATTACTACTTTGGCAATGCAGGCTGTCCAGTTAAGGGCTGTCTCTGCACCGCCGGGTAAATTACTTGCGCTTAGGCTTGGTTTGCGATAAAGCGCTGCCTGCCACAGACTTCGAATTTTTGCTGTAGCGTCC